AGAGACAGATCACCCCGACCAAAGTCGCGCACTTGAAGAAGGTGCGTGGGACACCGCAAAGGACACCGTAAAGGATACAGCCAGGAGTTTGAAGAAGCGATGGGACACTGCATTCGCAGACGACGCAGATGCTCCCGACACGGCCCCAAAAGACAATGCTCCCGACACGGCCCCAAAAGACAATACGCCCGTCCCCTCCCCCAAGAAAAAGAAGATAAAGAAGAGAAGGAGGAAGAAATCTCCTTATACTGAGCAAATGACAAAACAATTGACCTATTTGGCGGATAATGCAAAACGTGCGGGAATTAATGAAAATTTTGTAGTGGTTGATGACGTTAATGGTGGAATGTATGTGTTTGCGCCCGACTTTAAACAACTGGCACGTTTTCCTGTGATCACAGGCGGCGATGCGGGGGAGGTAGATGAATTTAATTTTGCCGATTGGTTGCGACAAGAAGATATGCTCCCGACGTTCAAGGACGCTAAAAAGAATATAAAATCCGACGATGAATTTGATCGGGAGAGGGGGGAATATGTGTATGGGAGACTTTTTGAAGCATTTCTCAAAGCGAGAGCTGAGGCAGGTCATAAGATCACCCCATCTGGCGTTTTTACTATCAGCAAAATACGGGCAGGCGAAGATATAACAGATACCTATAATTATGGTACCAACATATTTTCGTTGTCTCCGGGAATCGACCCCCAAACTCTCCCCACTGTGCGCCTCGCTAAATCCCTTGCCGGCAAAGATATACAAGGAGGTAGCACCATAGCGATGCATGGTACTGGTAATCCAGATCGTATAGCGGCTCTCAAAAAGGCGAACTCTTATGCAAGAAGAGGAGATTTCGACAAGGCGGCGAAAGCATTAGGACAGACTCCCAGTTATGGATGTATAAATTTAGAGAATCGCAATGCCAAGAAACTGGCCAAGTACATGTCTCCCGGGTCACAAGTCTTTATTTTGCCCGAGGACGACACAATCGTAAGGGTGGGTACCTTTAACAGGTTCACACAAGAACTAGAAAACATTACTATGATGGCAGGAAAATGTTTTGACAAAGTTGTTGATTTCTTTGACAATGATCCGGTAATTCCCAAAGCGGAAATTGAAAAGAAATATAAGAAACATAGAATTACTTAAGAGTAGTCAATTTTTATAATATACCAAATGCAGAAAGTGAGAAAAAATGCTAAAAATTATTTTAGGAGTGGGAATGGTTTGCGCGGGAACGCTGATCGGGCCCGGAAAAGTTTACGATTTAATGACCAACCAAAAAAGCGTTGCCGACTATACGGCAACATTAAAGATTGTTAAATCCTTAGAAGATGGCAAACTTTCCCAGTTAGAGAAATCAACATATCGTCGTGATGGGTACACAAAAAAATACAATAGATATAAGAAAATTAGAATAAGATATTTGGATAGGTATCGTTATGTTGTGGGGAAACATCGATTAAATCACTTTCTGTGTAGGGATAAGCGTGTGAAATATAGTCCCACGACTTATGTAATAATTAACCCCCAACTTTTAGAAAAAGTGATGTTAATTGATGAGGCGAGTGGTGGTCAATTTTTTATTACATCTGGGCACCGCACTCCCACCTACAACGCTACCCTCCACGGTGCCACCAAGAACAGTCGCCACCTAGAAGGGCGAGCAGTTGATCTTATCCCTATTAATATTTCATTAAAAGAATTGGGAAAAATTATAAGAAGTGTAGAAAAGGCGCGCCCGGATCTTAAAGGGTATATGCATATTTATGAGAAGCATGTCCACACGGATGTCGCCCGTTGAATTATATGCCCCCCCTCAAAATATTTCTTAAATAAAGGCTTGACAGAGTGATCTGCCTGTGCTATAATGGGGGGGTCGCTTAGACAGAAAAGGAGAAAAAAATGGCAATTGATATGAAGAAAATGCAAAGTAAATTTAATAACTTGAAGGCGCGTAGTGGCGGAGGTTCCTGGTGGAAACCGAATGATGGGACGCAAACTGTTCGCATTCTTCCCACCGATGACGGGGATCCTTTCAAGAGTTTTTACTTTCACTACAATATTGGCAAGGAAAATGGTTTTCTTTGTCCAAACAACAATTTTGGCGACGACTGTCCTGTCTGTAATTTTGTGAAGAGTCTTTACCGTGAAGGTGACGACGAATCCAAAAATATGGCGCGCCAGTTGAACGCTAAAAGTCGCTTCTTTTCGCCCGTGTTAATTCGCGGCGAAGAGGGCGAGGGTACCCGCGTTTGGGGGTATAGCAAGACTGTGTATGAAACCTTACTTAGTTTAGTGCTTAATCCTGAATACGGAGACATCACCGATCTGGAAACAGGCGTAGACCTGGATCTTCAATACGGTAAGCCGCCAGGGGGTCAATTCCCCGTCACTAAGTTGACCCCACGCCGCCAGTCTAGTTCACTATGTAAGGACTTGAGCGACGATAGATGCAAGGAGTTGCTGGATGCTATCCCTGATTTCAGCACCTTGTTTGAGCGGAAAACTTCCGAGGAAGTACAGAAGATGCTAGATGAGCATCTAGCCGGTGATAGTCCTGAAGGTTTTTCTAACGAAACACAGAAATATACTTCGGACGCGGATAAGGTAGATCAAGCATTTAGCGATCTTCTTTAATCCCAACCCACAGGGAGGCACAGGGTTATCAGGTGTCTCATCTTTGTCTCTATCGTCTAATGGTTAGGACGCTGCCCTTTCAAGGCAGTAATAGGAGTTCAAATCTCCTTGGGGACACAACACCATATAAGAGGGGAATTCTGTTCCATGGCGAGACTTAAATCTAAAGCAGGCAAACTTAGCATTAGCGAGATGCGAAGTTTGATCAACAAGAAGGCTGGGATGCCGGTGGCACACGATCTGTCCTCGGAGAATCCCACAGAGGTGACCGATTGGATTCCTACGGGATCAACATGGTTGAACGGCATTATTTGTCGCGGTCAAATGGCGGGTATTCCGGTGGGAAAACTGACTGAGATTGCCGGCATGGAAGCGAGTGGAAAGAGTTATATGGCAGCGCAGGTTGCCGCCCACGCCCAGAAAAAGGGCATCGATGTGATTTATTTTGATTCTGAATCTGCGATTGATCCTGGGTTTTTGGAACACAGTGGAGTTGATCTCGGAGGCATTTTATACCTACAGGCGATATCTGTAGAATTTGTTCTAGAGACAATTGAAGAACTGCTGAAGACAAACAATAACAAGATGTTGTTTATATGGGACTCTCTTGCACTTACGCCGGCAGTCAGTGATGTGGAGGGAACATTCAATCCCAACGAGTCAGTAGCAGTTAAGGCGCGCGTTCTTGCCAAGGGCATGTCCAAGTTGGTGGTATCTCTTGCAAATGCACAGTCCACACTTTTGGTCTTGAATCAACTCAAGACCAACCTTCAAGTTCAAAACCCGAAGTATGCAACGGATAGTGAAAAGTATGTATGCCCAGGCGGCAAGTCTATGGCATATGCATATAGTTTGCGCATTTGGTTGACAGGCAGAAGAGGCGCCAGTAGTTATATTATGGATAGCAAGGGGTATCGAGTGGGGAATGAAGTCAAAGCAAGACTAGAAAAGTCCAGGTTTGGTACGGCTGGTCGCATTTGTAACTTCAAGATTCTTTGGGGAGAAGATGTGGGTATCCGAGATGATGAGAGTCTTTTTGAGGCGATTAAGAGTTCCGAGCACCTCAAGAGCGCCGGCGCCTGGTGGACATTGACTCACAGCGATGGATCGGAAGAGAAATTTCAGGCAACTAAATGGAAAGACCTTATGCAGGGCGATAAGTTCCGTGCGCGGGTTATGCAATTGCTGGACGAAGAAGTTGTTCTTAAGTTCGACAAGAGGTTGGTAGAGGCAGATCACTTCTATCAGGAAGAAGAAGAAGAATAGTGCCCTGAGCACCACAGCGCCCCCGAGAGGGGCGTTTTTTGGTATTCCCATACTCTCGTCTCCTCGCGGAGAACCATTCGTCACGACGCACCTCAGAGCGCGCCACGCACAGATAAGAAAAAGAGAAAAAATGAAAAGATTGATGATACTTGATGGCAACAACGCCTTCATACGACACTACATAGTAAACCCTTCCATATCTACGAATGGACAACCAGTGGGAGGACTAATAGGTTTTCTCAGGGGATTGCAGAAACTTTCTAGGTCCATCCGTCCGGATGGCATTGTTGTAGTTTGGGACGGCGCCGGCGGCAGCAGAAAAAGAAAGTCCATGGTGAAAACCTACAAGGAAGGAAGAAAACCAGTTAGATTAAATCGCAATATTCGAAATCTGGACGATAACGAAGAGGCAGAGAATGCTATGTGGCAGCAACTTAGGGTAGTAGAATACTTGAATGAGACGCCAGTGGTACAATTTATGTTTCCAGAAGTTGAAGCAGACGATATAATAGCTAGAACTTGTCAACTGGAGACATTTAGAGAGTGGCAAAAGGTGATTGTATCCAGCGATAAAGACTTCATCCAGTGCTGCAATGCCAACACCATTCTTTATCGTCCCATTCAAGACGAGATTGTGAGCGAAAAGGCGGTGGTAGAGAAGTATTCGATCCATCCTACTAATTTTGCACTGGCACGTGCCATAGCAGGAGACAAGTCTGATAATCTTCCAGGAATTCCAGGAATAGGGTTGGGCACCATAGCGAAGAGATTGCCGGCACTAAAGGATGCGGAAGCGGTATTGCTCACCGACCTAGAAGAGTACTGCGAGGGCAAGGTAAGTGAGGGGAGCAAGGTGAAGTTCTATAATCTCATTCTAGAGAATGTTGATTTAATTAAATTGAACTATAAAGTGATGCAACTCTACAGTCCATCCATCTCAGTTCAGACAAACACGTCTCTTG